GTGTAGATACTTTTGCAGGTTGGGGAGAGGGTCTAGATGGTGTCCAAACAATCAGCCGTGAAATGTTTGTTTCTCCATTAATTAAATCCATACAAGAGTTATCAACCAAACTAGATGCGGCACTTGCCCGTATAGCAACACTAGAAGGTTAAGCATGGACCTAATACAACGAAACTTTCCTAATGTAGGGGTTGTTGAGGGGCAACTCCCAGAGGACGTTGTGGACAACATATGGAAAGTTGTAAACGAAGCACGAGAACAACCAGAGGATATGAAGCCTGAGTTAGCAGGTAACATAAGTACGTCTATCAGGCTGGACGGTGACTCACCCCTACTCAAGGAGTTTGTGACTGAGCTACTGCCTTCGTTTATAGAAAGCCACATTGAGGCGTATGGCGGACCTTGGCGTGAAACTATGCAGGAGGGTGAGGGTTGGAACTTGGAAAGCCTCTGGGTTAACTTCCAGAAGCAGCATGAGTTTAACCCACCGCACGACCACAGTGGTGTGTACAGCTTTGTCATATGGATGCAGATACCTACATCTTACGCAGAGCAGAAGAAACTTCCTATTTGTGCCAACTCGAATGCAGACAATCACATTTCTAATTTTGCATTTAGTTACACAAATACGTTGGGCAGGGTGTCAACCTTTGCCTACAACATGGAGAAAGAAGCAGAGGGTTACATGGTTATGTTTCCATCAACTATGCTTCATCAGGTGTTTCCCTTTTATGATAATGATGGGGAACGTATATCAATCTCAGGCAATATCAACATTGCACAGCTACAAGGATAAATAAAATGGCAAGAGAAGCAGATCAAATCGCACAGGACCACGCAGCAATGCTGGGCAGTGTGTCGGTAATTAACAGCGTTATTGCTACCCACGCTAAAGGCAGTGATGCAACGGACAGAGATTTCGGACATGACATGACGCATGACGAAAAGAAAGAGCGTGTAGCTCGTAGTAACGGCTATCTCGTTCACATGAAAGCATTAGAAGATTGGGGCAGTGAAAGTTTTACAGAAATAGACAAAGCTATTACTGCGGCTAATTCATTCACTTCATAAATTTAACTTAAAAGGAGATCACGATGGCTAAAAAAAACACAAACACCGTCACGATCAATGGCACTGAACATAACTACGATGATTTAAACGACACTCAGAAAGTATTCTTGAGTGACGTTGTTGACTTAGAAAGAAAGATTACATCTGCACAAGCTCACTTGCGTCAGGTGCAGATAGGTCATCAAGCGTGTTTAAGTATGCTGACAACATCGTTAGATAATAACGAAGAAAAAACTGCAAACTAGGCGGAGTAAATGAATGCCCCTTACAAAGTTACAATTTAGACCGGGCGTTAACCGTGAAACAACCTCGTATTCAAACGAAGGAGGTTGGTTTGATTGTAACAAGGTAAGGTTTAGATTCGGCACTCCTGAAAAAATAGGCGGTTGGCAAAAATTGTCTAATAGTAGTTTTTTAGGAACGTGCCGGGCTCTTCACCCTTTTGTCGCGCTTGACGGAACAAACTACATTGGAGTGGGCACTCATTTAAAATACTACATCGAAGAAGGCGGGGGTTATAACGACATTACTCCCGTCCGTTCTACAACATCCGCGGGCGACGTGACGTTTGCCGCGGTTGACGGCTCTTCACTGCTAACTGTTACGGATGCAAGCAACGGTGCTACAGAGGGTGATTTTGTAACCTTTTCTGGGGCGGCAACTCTTGGGGGCGTAATAACAGCGGCTGTTCTAAACCAAGAATACCAGATAGTTACTATTATAAATGCTAATAGCTACACTGTTGTAGCTAGAGCCGTGGCTTCTTTGGCAGAAATAACGGTTAACGGGACATACACACCAACGCCTGTTGTTGCAAACAGTTCGGACAGTGGTAACGGCGGTGGATCAATTGTTGGCACTTATCAAGTAAACGTTGGGTTGGATACGGCTGTTTTGGGCAACGGATGGGGTGCAGGAACATGGGGCCGCGGAACTTGGGGTTCGGGCACAGACATAAGTGCTGCGGGCAATAAACTTCGTATATGGAGTCACGATAATTTTGGAGAAGACCTTATAATTAATGCGCGTAATGGAGGAATATTTTACTGGGATAAATCAACAAATGCTTCTGCTTTCTTGCCTGCGGTAGCTATATCTGACTTATCCGGGGCAGATTCCACAACTCCTACAATTGCAAAACAAGTTTTAGTTTCAGACCGTGACAGGCACATTATTGCTTTTGGTTGTGATCCTCAAGACAATGTTGGTACGCAAGACCCGCTTTTAATACGGTTTTCGGACCAAGAAAACCCTCTTGTTTGGGAGTCTCAAGCAACAAATACAGCGGGTGATTTAAGAATTGGTTCCGGGTCTGAAATAATTATGGCAGTAGAAACGCGCCAACAAATCCTAGTATTTACGGACCGTTCTCTTCACGCCATGCAGTTTTTAGGGCCGCCGTTTACTTTCGGAATTAGTTTAATTTCTGAAAATATTACAATTGCAAGTCCTTTATCGGCTATTGCGGTGGATGACTCTGTTTACTGGATGGGTAGAGAAGAGTTTTACGTTTACTCTGGTCAGGTACAAAAGCTTCCTTGTTCTGTAAGATCATACGTTTTTAATGATTTTAACTTTGAACAAACCTCTAAGGTTACCACAGGTGTAAACTCTAGTTACTCAGAAATATGGTGGTTTTATCCGTCTGCAAGCTCTACTTCAATAGACCGATACGTTGTTTATAACTATTCGGAGCAGGCTTGGTATTATGGAACTCTTACCCGCACGGCATGGTTAGATCGTGGTATTGCTCAATATCCTATTGCGGCAGGCACTGACGGGTTCTTGTATTACCATGAGTTTGGTCAAGATGATGGCAGTGTAACCCCGGCGGTATCGGTGGATTCTTACATTGAAAGCAGTCAGGTGACGATGGGTGCTGGAGACAACTTTGTGTCACTTCGTAGACTTATCCCTGATGTAACATTCTCAGGTTCTGACTCAGCTAATCCTTCTGTAAACATGACTTTAGAAACTCGTAACTTTCCCGGCACTGACTACACCACAACTTCGACTAATGCGGTAACTCGGTCTGCAACTGTTCCTGTGGAGCAGTTTACAAGCGAAGTAGACATTCGTTTAAGGGGCCGATCTTTTGCTTTTAAGATAGCTTCTGATGCTACAGGGGTTGATTGGAGACTTGGAACTCCACGGGTTGACGCCAGATCGGATGGCCGCCGATGAGCAGAGGTTTAGTTTTACCCTTCTTTCCTAATCCTCCTGCGGATTACAACCTTAACTACCAAGTCGAGGTTATGCGGGCTTTTTCTGTGTTTTTGGAGCAGATAAGCAATCCGGGGCCTTGGCAGGCTTCAGCGTTAACTTTACCTAATTTACAAACAGATAACTTTCAACTTCCTTTAGGGGGCATTTTTCAATACGGTGATGAGTTAAGGATTACTGTTGCAAACAAGCCTTATACAAGGGGTTCATCAGGAACGGGGGCCGTGGGCACTGCTACGGTAACAATAACATGAGTGACGAAACAATTATTATTATGTCAGATGGTAGCAAGTGGAGACCTTCTACAAGCCAAGACTTAGTGAATTGTACTAATTGTGGAAATGAGGTAGACACTCCAGAAGAAATTGCTTCTTACCCTGACGGAAATTGTCCTGATTGCGGTTCTTCATGGACTGGGAGTGAAAATAGAAGTACAATGGTTCAAGTAACCATGCCTGACAGTATTATTGGTGGAGCGGGATAATGGCAAAAGCGGCTCAAAAAGACGAACTCTTAGAACTTCCAGAAGGTGGTATTGCCGCCTTTGTAATGTCTGATGAAGATGCGGACGCAATATACGGTCCGGATGACGACGGTACAGAAGAGTTCGGTAACAACGGAATTGCCCAATTTCCTGCTTTAACAAAAAAGATGGCTGCTATGGGCCGCGAGGGCGACAATACTCTTGCTCACGTAGAAACTGGCGAATTGATTATTCCGGCTGTTTTTCTAAAAGACGACCCTCAGATGAAAGAAACGTTGTTTGCTTTTCTTGAGCGTCAAGGCGTAGAAAACCCAGAGCGGTATGTTGTAGGCTCTGATGAAAACAGTATTAATCCAAACACTGGCGCACCAGAGTTTTTCTTTAAGTTTATTAAAAAGGCTGTCAAGGGCGTCGTTAAGGGTGTCAAAAACGTTATTAAAGGCGTTGTAAAAGTTGTTAAAAAGATTGCTCCGGTTGTCTTACCTATTGTTTTAGGAATGACACCTTTAGGTGCAGTTTATGGTGCAGCGTTAGGTTCAGGAATTGGAACACTTATATCTGGCGGCAGTTTAAAAGATGCTCTTAAATCAGGAGTAATGGCAGGTATTACGGGTGGTATTATGAAAGGGTTTACTGGTCCCGGTAAATTTATGCAGAACATAAGTGCAGAGTTAGCGGCTCCCACCGCAAGATTAGGCCAATTTGCAACAGGAACAGGAAATACTCTACAAAGTCTTGGTTCTAAGGTAGGTCTCGGCACGGCTCCCGCAGCGGATGCTACCAGAATGTTTAGTAAATTTACACCAACCGCAGACTTGTTGGCGCAAGATACTTTTAGTGGTCGGGCTTTGTCGGCTGTTCAACCGGAAAATATTGCGGCTAATCAAGTACCCGAAGCTAATATACCAAAACCGGGAGTAAACCCAGAAATACCTGAAGTAAAAAGTTTTGGAGCAAATCTGGCAGAGGGAAATATTAAAGATGCTTTCTTTCCTAAAGGTGGAACAGCTATGGACTTTTATAATTCCGCTCAAGCTGCTGGCTCACCTATTACTATGGAAGTAGCGAAACAGATGGCCGCAGAGGCGGCACCCGGATTTTTAAGGTCTTATCTGCCTATGGCCGCAGCGGGAACCGCAGTTGCTGGAGCCGCAGGCGCTTTTGAAGTTCCAGAGCAAGAAGCTGCTGGCGTAATTGGACGAGACGAGGACGGTAACCCAATCACAGGGTCTACTTTGGTAGAAGACGATCCAAGTAAGTACCTAATTGGAGACCTCGGAAACATTGTTTTAAACCCTCAAACAGGCCAGTACGAAACAAAAAGCACTTATACACCACCTGATATTCAAGCTTATGATGCCACTGCTTTCCAAATGTCTAATGAAGACCCCTTCTCTGGGGGCCAACCGGGTTTTGGATCAGTAAGCACGGCCACCGGACCTTTTGCTAGACCTTCTGTAGCACAGTTTGCAGCTAAAGGCGGTGAGATATTTCCCCGACGTACTGGCGGCATAATGCCAAACGAAGGAGTTCCTAACAAAGACAGCGTTCGTGCTATGTTAATGCCGGGCGAGTTTGTTATGACTACCGACGCCGTTAAAGGGTTGGGCAATGGAAACATGCAACAAGGTATTCAAAACATGTATTCTGTTATGAGTAAACTTGAGAACCGAGGAAGGCAGACAGCATAATGGCAGTTAATACTTCAGAACAGATTGTCCGCGAAGCCGCTGATATTGAAGCCTACAAGATTGGTTTATTACAATCTGCAAAAGCTCTCGCTGACCAAGGTATACAACTTCCTCCGCAAATGGTTGCGGAAATGTCTCAGCTTCAACTCAAAGCCGGAGAACTTGCTGAAGCAGGCATAGGTCAGTACAAACCTTACTTAGACGCTGCCGCCGGAACTTTAGGTGACGCGCAAAACGTAACCGGACAAGCTTTGGTCCCGGCACAAGCCATGCAGGCAGACGCTGCGGGCATGTTTAAAACCGCAGAAAGCGGAATTGCGGATCAAGTCGGAGCAGCCCAGCAAGGTATTGGTGCCTCTATTGATTACGGACAAGCTGCAACAGAAGCCGCTCAACAAGGTCTTGGACAAGCTGCGTTAAATACGCAACAAATTGCTGGTCAGTCTATGGCAGACCAACTCAGAGCTTATGACGCAATTCCCGGTCAAATAACTACTGCTCAACAAGGAATGACAGACGCTACTCAGGGCGCACGTACTTATGGACAGTCAGGTATTGGGGCGTATCAGGACGCTATCACAGGAAGTCAACAAGCTGTTAAAGGCGCACGAAACATAACTGCGGATGCCGCGGCGGCTTTGCAACAGGCTGGTGCATTTGGGCAACAGACCGCGGAACAAGGCATTGCTGGTTTGGCGGGTACAACCGGAGCGTATGACCCTGCCAGTGCAGGCGCATTTATGAACCAATACGAAGATGCTGCGGTGCAGCAAGCACTAGCGGATATTCAACGCGCTGGAGAGATACAACAACAAGGTGCCGCGGCTCAAGCTGTTGGTGCAGGAGCGTTTGGCGGCTCACGGGCCGCGGTCCAAGAGGCTGAACTCGCTCGAAACATTCTTGAGCAGCAAGCTCGAACTGCTGCGGGTATGCGTCAAGCAGGTTTTGAAAACGCGGCGAGTCGTTCACAACAAGCATTTGAAGCTCAACAAGGGCGTGGTCAACAGGCCGCACAGCTTACGGGCGCTCTAGGCGCACAAGGGGCTGGTTCTGCTATATCCGCGGCCCAAGGCGCAGGTCAGCTAGGACTTTCTGCGGAACAACTTGCAGCGGCACAAGCTGGTCAGTTAGGTCAACTAGGACTTTCCTCCGCAGAAGTAGGCATGTCCGGAGAACAATTAGCGGGTCAATTAGCCAATCAGGCGGGTCAGTTGGGACTGTCTGGCGCACAAACTCAAGCAGGAATTGCAGCACAAGCGGGTCAAATGGGTATGGCAGGCGAACAGTTTGCAGGCCAGATGGCTGGACAAGCTGGACAACTTGGCCAAGGACAGGCTCAAATGGGAATGCAGGGCGCACAGGCCGCTGGAGCTTTGGGCCTTCAAGGACAAGAGATGACAGGCCGTGTTGCCGAGGGTCTTGGAACTCTAGGGTCACAAGCGGGTCAACTTGGTCTTCAGCAAGGTACTGCACTTAAAGACATTGGTTTGAGCCAAGCTTCACTGGGCGAACTGGGTCAAAACATGGCGCAAAAAGAACAGGGCTTCTTGTTCGATGTTGGCAAACAGTTCCAAGCACAAGATCAAGCTAACATTGAGGCTGGTCGCCAAACGCAATTACAACAGGCTTACGAGCCGTACCAACGTGTCGGATTCTTATCTGACATTTACAAAGGCGCTCCGTCGTCGCAATCTACTATTACAGCAACCACTACACCAAACGTATCTCCGGCCCAAAGTATTCTGGGTCTTGGGGTAGCCGGACTATCGGCAGCGGCTGGCGCACGAAACGCGGGGATATTTTAATGATGAATAGAAGTGTTATGCAACGGCAGATGTTTGCCAAAGGGGGCGCAGCTTTTCCTGACCTTAGTGGTGATGGAGCCGTGACTCAAAAAGATATACTGATGGGCCGAGGCGTATTACCCATGCAGGAAGGTGGAAGTCCAATGGGTATGGCACCTCAAATGGCCCCTACTCCTCAAATGGCCCCTGCCGCTCAAATGGCTCCGAAGCCTGAAATGAGCGCACAAGATCAAATGATGATGAACTTGCAAGCTAGGGCGGAGTCTTTGGGAATGCCCCTAGAAGAGTATATTTCAATCTTACAAAACAACCCTAGTTTTGCAGAAGAAGAAGCAAACCGAGGAATGCCGCCCCTTCAAATGCAAGAAGGCGGAATGGCTCCGGGGCCAATGGGTCCACCACCCATGCCACCGGGTGCCGCGATGGCTCCTCCGGGTGCCGCGGACCAAGGACCTTTTGATCCGGCGGTTTTGGAAGGCATGTTAGTTGATTCTGCACAAAGCATGGAAGCAATGGACGCGGCGGCAGAAGCAGGAGACTACGCCACAGTAATCAACTCCATCAGAGGTGACGAGTTACCTCTTGAAGCGCGGTACGAGGAGCTTGCAGGAGTGGTTGGTCCAGAAGATTCACAACAAACACCTGAGTCGGTCCTAACTCTTTTACAGCCCGTCATGCAGATGGCGGCGGTTGATCAAGGGATTGGAGGTTTAGCTCAAGACCAAATGACAACCCCGATTGAGGGACCAATGGCCGAGGGCATTATGTCCACGGTAAACATGGAAGGGCCCCCGCCGGGTCCAGAACAAATGGCTATGGCTGCTCCGGGAGGGGCGGCCCCGGTAAATTTTAGACAAGGCGGCGCGGTTCAGTATTTTGCACCCACAAACACTGATCGTGTCGCTGGTGGAACTAATGATCTTCTTCGCAGTTTAAGACCACAGCTTAGACCAAATCAAAACGAAAACGTATCAACAATTTCTGCTCCCGAAATAAGTCGCGATCAAGAGCTTTTTAATCAAGATAAAAAACTTTTTTCTCAACTTTTAGGCGCAAAAGACCAACAAGCTGCTTATGATGAGCAGAAGAGAATGACTAAGGCGCAGATGTTGTTTGACATTGCGCAGGGCGCTTTGGCGTTTGCAACTCCCGGAGAGACTGCGATGAGTCCTGCGGAGCGGTTAGCGCAAGTGGCTCAACCTGTTTTAGGTAACATTGGCGCTCGTTCAGGTGATTTGTTAAAGTTTAAACAAGCACAAGACGCAGAAGCTCGTCAGCTTGATATGGCTGCTTTACAGTCTTCACAGCAAAAGTTGGCTACAGAAAAAGCCGCAGATGTTGAAGCTGCCGCAGCAAAAGCGCTTGCATTATCAAAACCTATAAAAGATGATGATATTTTTACTATCAGTATTTTTGACGAGGACACCGGAAAGACAAAAACTTATAAAGGACCCTTAACCCAAGGTGGTTTAATTGAACTTCGAGAAAAACATGGGTTCGGAAACGTAAGCGTTACCGCTTTTGTTGCACCTTCAGACAAAAGTGCAGAAAACTTTAGATTAGCTGATGGCTCTATTGTTCCCGCTGTTCCCGGATCAGCCCTTTATGCTAAACTTACTTCACCGGGGTCTGGTGCGGCTCTTACCGGAGACGTTCCATTCGGTATGTTTACTGATCGAACACAGTACACTTTAACCGCAGACGTAATTATAGGAGAAACAAAAGATGCAGAGGGGAACATAACAAGTGCAGGCACAACGTTATTAAAAGGAACTTCTCCTTACTTATCTAAAATAGAATTAGATGATCTAATAAATAAAACTGGCAATAACAGCATTGTTACAGCGTATGTTGAACCTGTTAACGACAAGGATTACTTTACAAAGTTTGGCATGTCAAAAGCCGCGTTTGGAAGGTTATCCAAAGAAGACAAAGCTTATTTGCAAGGTTTGCCCGTTATTACAGACGCTATGTACTTTACAAAGTTTGGTTTTAGTAAAAACACCTTCTTAGGGTTACCTCCAACAACAAGAAACAGGTTGCGTGGAATTGAACCTGAGTACAAGTTCGAGACTCAAAATTTAGGCAACAGAATAGTAACGTATCGGATTGATCTTAACGATCCAGAGAAAAAACCTGTTAACATCATGAGTAATGATATACTTAAAGACCCCGATTTAATGAAAATTACAATGCCTAGAGGGGATGGAAGCGGTGTAATGATTACATCTACAATTGATTTGTCTACCCCAGCCGGAAAAGCTGCTTTAAAAAGAATGAATGAATTAAATAAAGAAACTCCGGGGTCTGCTTCTCTTCAAAAGATTGGAACTGAAAAGTTTACAGCTATGGCGTTTCTTGTTCCCGGTTCTGAAGCGGGCGGTGGAAACTCTGTGCGCATGTCGTTTGACGGGGGTGCTACATACATTGGCCCTGATGGTCTTCCTCGTCAGCTTCCACCTAATGCGTTTAAGTTGGACCCAACTCAAACTAATGAAATTTATCGTCGTGAAAAAGTACGCGCTTCGGCTAAAAAGTGGCTACAAGGGCGAGACGGTGATATAGTTAACAGCTTGTCGTTTACAGGAGTGGGCGAAGACGGTCAGCCCGTAAACGTTGGCAACATGAAAATGTTGGCTTCAGATAAAAAACTGGTTTCAGACAGTTTACAAAAAATTAGAAACGGTACAGGCCCTTATTCTGCACTATTTGCGGCGATAAACGCGGTTGGCGGCGGTTTTTTCAGCCCAGAAGCTTTTTCAGAGACTTTTTCAAAAACAGAAGAAGGAAGACAATTTGTAAGACTAGTCTACGTTTTAGGAAGGTCTGCCTTAGCTTCTTCTCCAAGATTTGCAGTTGCAGATTTGGATACTACAGGAACATTGTTCCCTACTCCGGGTAGGATTGTTACAAACCCTGATTCCGAAGCTAAAAAGTTAATTCTTTTGGCAGACGCAATTGATGTTGAAGAGTCAAGATTAATGGGATTATTGGCTTCAGAAGATTCAATTGACAAGACGGTACTGGCAAATGCAAGATTAAAACTTAACGAAATTGGAAGGTTAAAAGAACTTTTGGGTCCAGTAGGACAATTAAGTAATTTTGCTAGTGAAGATGAATTATCTGCGGCAGACACGAAAATGAGCCAAAAAGTGATTTCAAGAAGACCCAGTTCTGAACTGGCTCCTAGCATTTCACTTAAACCAAAAATTCGTCCATTGGGGAACTAACAAATGGCAGAAGAAAGTACATTAGCTCCTAACATCTCCCTTAGACCAACGATAAGACCTTTGGAGGTAGAAGAAGAGGTTGTTGAAAAAAAAGAACCCGTTGTTGAAGGTCTTTCAGAAGAAAACTTTAAGTTAACCTTCTCCCCCGTAGAGTTTATGGATTACTGGGACAGCTATACCAAAGATGCAAATCAACCGGGTGCAAGAATAGATTCCGCAGCACAAGGTTTTGCAAACGGCGTAGTTACGTCTTTACTTTTTGACCCTGTTTACGAGGGAAAAATGACTTATAATTCCTTGCGTAACGGAACCGCTCCTATTCTTAAAGAATTAGGTTTAGAAGGAAAATCTTTGTCTGACGAACAAATAATTAGATTATTTGCGGAAGATGATGAAGGCAGAAAAATAGAAATTAACCCCGGTTATATTGAAGGCGTAAAAAGACGCGCTTTGGGGGGTTCCGGTGGAACTGCTGGTTTTTTTGCTGGAATGAAATTAGGTAATTTAGTTGTTTCTGGAGTTCCGCCTTTAACCCCTTGGACCGCGGCTGTTCGGTTAGGGGTGCCTGTTGTAACAGGCGTGGGTGGATATGTTGTGGGAAGTTTCTTAGGAGATAAGGCAACAGATTTTTTTATGGGTGATGAGCCAATTGTTATTCCCGGATCAGCAAGTGCTTCTTACGAAATGGGAAAAGCCACGCCTGAAGTTCTTGGATTTGCCGCTACACCTTGGTTGGCAGGAATTAAGGGCATTAATCTTGGCGGTGCAATAGCCGTTAATAATACCAAAAATTTTATAGGTCCTATTATTAGTAGCACCGGGGTTACTAAAACTCCAATTTCTTCAAGAGCCGTTGCAGGCGTTGAAAACGTTGTTAACCGCATGGGAGCTTACGCATATAGTAATCCATTTAGAACAGCTTTTGTTGAAGGAAGCGCGGGGGCACTTAGTCTTGGCGGAACTTACGCCTCACAATCAGTTGCACCGGACAATCCTTGGGTTCGTTTTGCAGGGGAAGCGGGCGGCGGACTTCTTGGAGCCTTTGGTGCAGACCTTCTAGTAAATAAAACACCTTTTTTATGGCAACAAACGGGTGGCAGATTATATAATCTTTACAAAAGAAAAATGTACGGAGAGACTTCTGTAAAAGACTTATTGCCGGGCGGCATGACTGAAAATGAGTTAACAGATGCGGGCAATTTTATAATTGAACAATTAGAAAAAAATAATGAAAACCCAGCAGAAATTTTTAAACTTATTAATGATCCGGAGTTTGATAAATGGCTTGTGGGTCCTGATGGTAATAAAATAGAATTAGACCCGGCGACAAGATCAGCAAGCATAACTCTTTTATCTCTTCAAAATCAATTTTTGGAAGCTAATACGGGTTTAAACAAGGACGCTGGTAAACAAATGCAAGATTCAATAGAAGCTTTACGAAGAGCTTTGCTTGCTATGTATGCTGATGGTTCAAAAGCCTCTTTGGCAGACGCTGCTTCTACTCAAATAAACTTGTTTGAGGCTACTCTTGCCTCAAAATTAGCCGCAGCATTTCAAGCAACTGAATCTGCCTTTAAAAAAGTTAGACCAGAGGGTGAAAATGTTGATTTAGCGGCAGCTAATAAAATTTTTGAATTGTTGGACAGTCAATATACTGCCGGACGTAAAGACGAACAGAGTTTATGGCGTACAATACCAAGAGATATAGAACTTACCTCTTTCATAAATGAGGAAGGTGTTACTACAAACACTCCAAATTTTGTATCTGTTTGGAACAGGCTTGTTAATGACGAGCCAGAAGGTGTTGCCAACGACATTATGAAGGCCGACGAACTTCTTACCTTACGAAATTTTGTTAAAACAACAACTGATGAGTTAGGTCTGTCTTCAACAGACGCTACTCCTCCCCCTGTTCTTCCGGAGCAACGACGCTTAACTACCGCTTTGGATAAAATCGCAGGCACAAATAATGCTAAATTGCCTAGTCAAATTGTTGAAACGATGACATCCAATGGAGACTCTTTAGAGGATATTTTAGCTGCTCTAAGGTCAGAAGCTAGTGCAAAAAGAGGAAAGTTTTCTACTCCAAGAACTAGAGAAGTAGCAAACGCCTTAGATGCACAAGCAAACTTTTTAATAGCTCAAAAGAGACAAGCGTCAGAATTTGCACAACAAGCCGCGGCTGACGGAAAAGATAAAATAGGGCTAAATGCTTATGACTTAGTTCGGTATAGAAGTCGGGCTTTAAACATGGGTAAACGTTTAGCAGCCGCTCATAAGCAAGATGAGTCTAGGTGGGCTTATGAAATGGCAGATGCTTTTCTAGCAGATTTAAACGGATTGGATATTGGAGTAAGTCAGGCATATGACACTGCCCGAAGTTTTTCCAGAGCTTTTAACGAAGTTTTTACAAGGGCTTATGCAGGAGAAGTTTTAGGCACAAAGAAAAACGGAGCCCCAAAAATTTCAATTGAAACTATTGCTAATAGAATGATGACCGCAGACGGAGCTTTTATGAAAGCTGCGCAGCTAGATGGTATTGCAAATTATCAAATAACTCAGTCGCTCACTACATTACTTGAAAGCAGCACAAGAGATTTGTTGTCCGAGACAGGTAGAAAAGAACTTCAAAGTGCGGGAAAAAATCTTTTAGAAGATTTTCAAAGTAATATTGACCAACAGTCTGGCGTATTAGACATGGATAAAATGCGACAATGGTATGGTCGCAACGAAGAATTAATTAAAACAATTCCGGGCCTTAATACTAGAATAGCAGAAGCTATGAATCAAGCTGTTAGTTTAAGATCAGCGGAAGAAACTCTTTTAAGAACAATTCGTGCAGATGCACTTAATCCGGACGGAACCTTAAACACAAGTGGGCTTTCTGATTGGATGAGTAAAGCAAACAACAAACGGTTAGTAAAATTGTTTCCTGCACTAGAACTTGATTTAAATAATGTTGAAAAAGCTCGTAACGTTTTAGAAGTAACAAAAAAATCAAATGCTGAAGAAGAGGCGGCTTTTAAAAACGGAATAGGTTTATACGAACTTCTTCCTGATAAAACCTCCAACCCCACTACAGCTATTTCTTTAGCTTTATCTGACAATCAAAAAACCCCGTTTGCCATAATGAACAAGTACATGAATATGATTAACGATGTTGGGGAAGACGGGTTTACAGTAACGTTAAAAGACAGTCCTAACAAAGGACTAACTTGGTCTAAACAACAGTTAAAAGACGGTTTAAGAACTACAATTTACGAAACTATGCTTAATGCTAGTAGCGGAAAAAGATTTCGTCCAGATGTTGCTTATAACAGATTGTTTGCAAAACATCCTAATGGAAACATATCTGTTGCAGAATGGATGAAATCCAACGGCATAATAGGAGAAACCCAACTTAAAGACACTAGAAGGTTTTTAAGAAAGATGGCAGAAATAGAAGCTTTTACTAGAAAAGCTAAACCGGGTCAAACCGATGAGTTCTTTAAGGACGTTGGAGAAGGTATAAGACTTTTAGCTGCAATGGGTGGTTCTGCCGCGGGAACAAACTTAAAAAGAATTTTAGGGTTTGAATCCGGCGTAGGAGACCTTGTTGTTGCAGGACGTGGTGCTAGATTTGGTCAAAATTTAGTTGAAAAATACATGGCGGAACTTCCGTCTAATCTTCAAGCTAGTCGTGTTGGTATAATTTTAGAAAACCCAGAATTATTAAAACTTGTTTTAAAAACAGGACGTTCAGAACGCGAAAAGAACTTGCTCTTAAAACAAGCCGCAGAAGCTTTTGAAAGAAATTATGTAGTACAGTTTGCTAGAAGAGTTCCGGGCTCCGCTGCTCAGATAATAACTGAAGAATCTACAGATTTAGACGGTGAAATAATAAAAAATGAACAAATTTCTCCAGTTGTTACTCCCACCAACAACCAGAGTAATTTACCGACTAGTGACTCTAATACTGCGCCCGTCGTGGCACCTAAAGCTCCAGTAATAGAACCTCCTAGTCGGTTTAATAATAACGCGCCTGTTAACAACGCGCCTAGCCGATTTAACAATCAACAAGGTTCTCTTGTTCCAAGCGGTCCTGTGGATAGAAAAAAATACGCAGCTTTATTTCCTAACGACTCCACAACGCAACTCTTGAAGAGCGGCATTGGCAGCTTGGGGGCTTAATTATGTCAATAGTTCAATACGCATCTCCTGAATATCGGTACTCAGATTACGATACTGAAATTATGAAGGATTATGATGATCGTATTAACACGTACAATACGGCTCTCACAGAATATCAGGCGTTAGCGGAACCCTATCAAGGGTTGGTTGACACATATAACACACAAATTGGAGAATATAACACGGCCCTCGACACTTATAAGGCAGACGCAGACGCTTATAACGCTGCGGTAGCCGAGTATAATGCTGGTCCCCGGACGGAAGAATATGCGGGACCCGCGTCTCCCGGACAATTTACCGGGGTGGTCCCTATTTTTGAAGGCGGAGCGGCACCCGTAGCTCCAGAAGATCCCGGTTTTTCTGGCGAAGACGTTGATGCTTTTGTGCAAGCCGCAGGAGATAGAGCCCAAGAGAGCGGTGCAGCTAATGCGGTTGCTTTAGCAGTTATGAACGACCCAACACAAACGTATCGAACAACCGCAGGGGACGTTAACCTTGCAGGCATGTCAGGGTTTGGTTCTACCGCTATGGGGTTTGCCCTTGGTGGTTACGTGGACTCTCCTTTTGCAGACCCAATGAAAGTTCCCGGTCTTGGAGCTATGGGAGAAATTACAGGTTCAAATGAAATGCTAGGTCCTCAACAAGCGGGAAACGCGCCAAGTTATATGACAACTTCAAATGCGGACATGATGGGCACAGGTGATGCAAATCCCTCCCAACAAGCATCTTTTCTTCAATCTTTTGTTGCTTTAGCTCCTGCACAAAATCAAATTGGACAAATGGAAGGAGTTGGTGGGCAATTTGAACAGATGCAAAACCAGTATGGACAACAAGGAGTTGGTGGGCAGTTTGAACAAATGAACCAAATGAAAAATCAATTTGGACAGCAAATGGCTGGTATGCAAGGCGCACCTTTAGAGAACTACAGAAATTATTTAAACCAAGTTTACACTGCTCCAGAAATGCAAAGCGCAACCGCCGCGTTAGGGGGAGCTTTAGAAGGAAAAGTACAAGACTTTGTTGAAATGGTAGATGAAGCGGAACGCGCTCATTTTGACGTGCAAGACAGCTACGGCTTTGGCGGCGGTGACTTTCAACAAAAATTATTAGGTCAGTTTCAAAACCAACAGCAAGGAATTGGAAGTCTTGGCATGTTTGCAGACGGCGGCATGGTTGGAGCGCGGCCCCCGGTCCGCGGACCAGAACCGCAAGGTATGGAAAAAGGTGGAGTTCCAAATCCAGAAGCTTTTAAACCGGAAATTACCGAAACAGGTTTTGAATATACGAAACGTCCGTCGTATGGCGAACTTAGGGCAACGTTTGTTAATGATTTAAAAAACTTGTCTGATGAAGAAATCCAAGCAGAATATGGCATAACTAAATCTAAACTAAGTGAAACTATCGAAATGTTGGACGTTCAATACACTTACGGTTCAACGGACGGACCGGAAGGCCAAGGAGAACGGTTTACGCAAACACTCGTCAGTGCCCCTCTTGTTTTAGAGTCGGAAAGACCTAAAATACGTCCCGGTTCAGAAGTTGTTTCCACAACCACTGGCATGATGGGTATAGGCCCTGACGGAAACCTTATTGAATACGGAACAGAATCTGTTTTAAACGCTGAAAAACTAGCTCGGTTAGAGTAACCAATCTTTAGCGTCTTCTCCCAACACTTGCCCAGCTATATCAATCTTCTGGCGCAGAGCTTTGAGTATCTTTTCGTCAATGGTGCCTGACGAAACTAAATCAATATAGGTGACCTTGTTAGTCTGACCAATGCGGTGGGCACGATCTTCTGACTGTAGTCGTATCTCCAGATCGTAACTGTTAGAAAAATAAATTACAGTATTGGCGGCAGTCAAAGTAATGCCATACCCACCCGTGCGTGGTTGCCCTACAAAAAACCGTAACGAACTGTCTTTGTCTTGGAAGCGATTAACCGTTTCTTGTCTTTCATCTTGTGGTGTACCGCCGTAATAAGTTGCGACCGAATCGGGCCCGAAACGGTCGCGCAAGGCATCAGCTATCTGTTGAATGTCATAAGTCCACGACGCCCAAATGATTGCTTTACCTTGAACTTCTTCAGACACAGAGAGCAGTTCCTTCAAGCGATTGTTTGCTAAAGGTTGTATCTCTCCCTCATCTGGCTGCAAAAATCCGCAGCATATTTGATGTAGACGCATAACTTGCGTCAAAACACTTGCAGTAGTAGCTAAGTCTCCACTTTCTAGCTTGGCCAAAGCCAGCTTTTTCATCTGAGTGTAAACCTTTAATTGTTCTGAAGTAAGCTCTACTTCACGACGTACATAAACTTTTTCGGGCAAGTCTAAGCAGTCTTCTTTTAATATTCTGTTGCTAAAAGTATCAAGTTTATCTGACAATTCGTCGAGCCTGCGGTATCCTACAATCTGTTGGAAACTACGGTGCCCCATCGTTTTTTGTTGGACATTTGCATACCGCGCTTGAAACGCAAAATAGCTGTTAAAGCCCAGCGCCTTGTCTTTTAGAAAGTCGCACTGGCTAAACAAATCCATAGGGCTCTTTGTAATAGGTGATCCTGTTAAGATACGGCGATACTTGGACAGTCGTTGCAAGCGTGTAATGTTCTTGGTCCGCGAGGCTTTGCGGTTTTTAATGGTTGTGCTTTCGTCAACAATAACCATGTTTTCCGGGTTTTGAAATAAAAACGCTTCTGCCGCATCCGTACCGCGGGGCGTGGAAAACGCTTCGACGTTCATCACAAATATTTTAAGTCCATTGTATTTCTCTACAATAAAATCTTTTAATTCTTTTTCTTTCTTGATCCCCTTGGTGGGTGTCCAACGTATAACTTTACAAGAAATACGGTCTGGTAAATGTGCAGGAATCTCGTTTTTTACCCAGTTATCGTACACGCCTTTCGGTGCAATAACCAAGGCACTGTTGATCTTGCCAGACTCAAAAAGACAGGCTAACGTATCAAGAGCCACCTTAGTTTTACCTGTTCCCATTTCCATAAACAGCGCGTAATATTCCGCGGCCCACGACTCTTCTAAGGCTTGTCTCTGATGGTCATATGGTTCTGTCTTAAACTTAAAGTCGCGCATTTGTTGCCCCTAAAAAAAACTTCTTGACTTGGGCTGAGTATAAGATATTATCCGTATTTGTCAAGGCCCGAAAGGTGCCTTTAACTACGAAGGAGAAACGCGATGAGCGACAACATACTAAAAATGATGGAACAGGACTTTGAAAAAACCTTATCCTCCTCTGTCGATAAAGTGGATCAAGAAGGGCTTACTTCGGTAGCTTCCTTGGCCCGACAAATCCGAGACGAAGAACTTTATATTAAAGACCTTGAAACAGACCTCAAGGCTGCTAAGAAAAAGCTTCAAAAACTTACTGACGACGATATGCCTTCTATGCTTGCAGAGATTGGCATTTCTTCTTTTGCCCTAGATGACGGTTCCACCGTTGAGGTCAAAGCAACCTACGGGGCTTCGATCCTTGTAGACAATCGCCCTCAAGCATACGAATGGTTACGTGATAACGGTTACGATGACATTATTAAGAACACTGTCGAGTGCCAGTTTGGGCGTGGCGAGGACGATCAAGCAAACGCTTTTGCGGCTTTTGCTCAACAGCAGGGATACGTTCCTGAACAAAAAACAGCAGTTCACCCTCAAACACTTCGGGCTTTTGTAAAAGAGCGCGTCGAAGAAGGTGACGATTTTCCAATGGAACTATTTGGCGCGTATGTAGGTCAACGCGCTGTTATCAAGAGGGGTAAATAATATGAATAAAGCAGTAGCTAAGACCGCCAAAACTGAGGTGGCAACTTTCGATATTTCTATGTTTGAAGCAGACGCTAATAAGGGCATGGAGAATTTGGGGCAAGAAGATTTAGCTCTTCCATTTCTTAAAGTTCTTTCAGGTAACGCACCTGAGTTAGACGAACATGAGACGGCTCGTAAAGGAGACATTTACAACACCGTCACGGGTGTTGCTTACAAAGGTAAAGAAGGTGTGAAGGTTATACCTTGTGCTTACCAGCGTAGGTTTATCCAATGGGCTAAACGAGGAGAAGGGAGCGGGGGTCCAACAAATATATATGAACCCGGAGACACGCTTCCAAACACTGAGCGCGATAGTGATAAATATGGTGATAATAAAGATTACCTTACTGACGGTTCAGGTGAATACCTTGAAGAAACACACCAGCACTTTGTTTTGTTAGTTAATGATGACGGTGCAGTTGAAACGGCTCTTATTGCAATGAAGTCCACGCAGCTTAAAAAGTCGCGTAAATGGAATAGCATGATGATGTCTCGTTCTGTTCAAGGTACTAACGGTCCTTTTACTCCGCCCCGTTGGTCTCACATTTATCATATGAAAACTATTTCAGAAGGTAACTCTAAAGGAGACTGGCACGGTTGGGAAATGTCAGTTGAAGGTCCTGTGACAGACGCAGGGACCTATAACCGTGGCAAAGCATTTGCAGAAAGTATTTCTGCGGGTGACGTTGTGGTCAAGCATACGGAAGATGACGTGAAAAATAATTCTGTCGAGAAAGACGAAATACCGTTTTAAGTCGTCAATGTGGCGGGGTTTAGGCTCCGCCACTCCTTTTTCCGTAGGGGGCATTCATGTCAATAAAAAAGTTTATGACCATCTTCGATGGTCTCAAAGAAGCTTATGGTTATTTCAAGATTGAGTCCACCGGGTCTAACGGTAAGGCTAAAGGAAAGGCGGGCGTCCTCAAGTCCCCGCGAACCACGAAGCTTTGGGAAAGTCATTTAAAAGGCGGCGGCACAGGTCTGGGTATTATACCAATTAATGAGGACAACCAGTGCATCTGGGGATGTATCGACATTGACCAGTACCCGTTAGATCACAAGTTATTAATAGAAAAGATACGTCGGCTAAAATTACCTTTAGTTGTCTGTCGGTCGAAGTCTGGCGGAGCGCATTGTTTTTTGTTTTCCAAAGATTGGATCGAAGCAAAAGACATGCAGAAGTCTTTACAAAATATGTCTGCCGCGCTGGGCTATGGCGAAAGCGAGATATTTCCAAAGCAGATCAAACTACACCTAGATCGTGGAGATGTAGGTAACTTTCTCAATCTGCCATACTACGACCATGAAAACGGCTTGAGGTACGCATTTTTGGATGACGGCACCTCTGCCACGTTAGAAGAGTTTGTAGAACTATACGAAAGATATGTTCAAACCCCAGAAGAAATCGTTAAGCTACAAGTAGTAGGCGGCGGTGAAGCTGACCTTATGAAGGACGCTCCGCCCTGTCTTCAGATACTTTGTAAAGCAAAGATTAGCGAAGGGGGTAGAAATAATGGGTTATTCAACATCGGGGTTTATCTACGAAAAGCCTATCCAGATAGTTGGGAATCTGAAATATTACGTTACAACATGGAGTACCTTGCTCCGCCACTACCACTGCCAGAGGTCAACATAGTCGCCAAGCAAGTACAGCGGAAAGACTACGCCTACAAATGTTCTGACGCTCCGATAAGCTCACACTGCAACAAAGAACTTTGCCGAACCCGTAAGTTTGGCATAGGAGCGGCTGTAGCAGGGGCTACAATTGCAAACCTGCGTAAGTACAACTCTACCCCGCCCGTTTGGTTTATGGACGTTAACGGGGAGCCTCTTGAGTTGGACACTGAAGCTCTAATGTCTCAACCTTTGTTTCAAAAGTCTTGCATGGAGCAGCTTAACTTTATGCCACGCTCTGTAGCTAAGAACCAGTGGGAAGGCCGGATCAGTTCGTTGATGAACGAAATGCGCGACAACGAGAGCGCAATTATAGAAGTGGCACAAGACGCCAGCATTAGCGGACAGTTTTATGACTACCTTGAAGAGTTCTGTCGGCACCTACAACAAGCGCAAGACAAAGAAGAAATCTTGCTCCGCCGACCTTGGACTGATGAGGAACAAGGAAAGACATATTTTCGTCTTAAAGACTTTGAAAACTTTCTTAAAAAGAATAAGTTTTTTGAATATAAAGCACATAAGATGGCACAAAGACTGCGCGATATTAACGGTCAAAGCACAACGTTGAAGATTAAAGGAAGGTCTGTACGGGTATGGCAGATACCGTCTTTTGATAATGTAGACATAGAAATTGAACCGCCGAAGTTTGGTTCACAACAGGAGGCCCCGTTTTAATGAGTCCGGATGACACCAAGGCCGTGCGAAACGCTGAGATTATTCGTTTGATTGACGATGAGCGTATGACAATGACCGCGGTCGCTAAGTGGTTTAGAATATCTAAACAGCGAGTCCAACAAATATACAAAAAAGCAAAGTCTTAGTATGTTTAGGATTTTTGGACCGCCCGGCACGGGAAAAACAACTACTTTGTTGAACATGGTTGATGACGCTTTTGAGAAGGGTGTTCACCCTCACCGCATTGCTTTTCTAGCCTTTACCCGCAAAGCAGCCACAGAAGCGCAGGAGAGGGCCTCTGTGCGCTTCAACCTTGATCCGAAGAAAGACCTAGTGTATTTTCGGACCTTGCATTCTCTGGCCCTTACAATGACTGACATACGCCCAGAGCAAGTCATGCAAGAAGCAAACTACCGGGAACTTAGCACCAGCATAAACATTCCGTTGGGCGCGGCTAAGAATGCAAACTTTGATGATGACGTTTCTAGTGTTGTGGCAAGCAGTGATCCTATTTTAGGATTAATTAACTTGGCCCGGTTGCGTAAGGTTAGTCTTCGCGAACAGTACAACCACAGTAGTATCGAACCGGATTGGAACACCATCCAATATGTTGATAGTTGCCTAAAGTTATACAAAGAAACCTTGGGTCTGTACGATTTTACCGACATGCTTGCTGAGTTTGTAAAAGAGTCAGACAAATATTGTCCACAGTTTGACCTGTGTTTCTTAGACGAAGCACAGGATTTAAGTCCGCTACAGTGGGACATAGCTCATATATTAGATAAACACTCTGATCGTATGTATGCCGCGGGAGATGATGACCAAGCTATTTATCGCTGGGCGGGAGCCGACGTTGACCAGTTTATTAATCTACCCGGTGGGTCAGAAACCCTTTCGCAGTCCTACCGTGTGCCCGAAAGAGTGCATCAACTGGCGGGTAAGGTGGTGAAAAGGATTAAACGACGCTTTCCAAAGAAATACGAGCCCAAGAACGAGCCCGGTAACATTACAAGAATTAACTCTGTCAACTCTCTCGACATGAGCGACGGCTCTTGGCTTATACTTTCCCAAGCCGCCTACCAACTAATACCCGTGGCTTACGACCTAAAGTCGGGCGGTTACCTGTTTAACTACCGCGGCCAACGGTCCATTAGTGAGAAAATATCAGACGCAGTAAACGGTTGGGAGCAACTGCGTAAAGGAAAAGAAGTGTCGGGCGAAGTGGTGCGAAAGATTTACAACTTTATGTCCGTCGGTAATCGCGTCCAACGGGGCTTTAAAAAACTGCCCGCAGTAGACGATCAGGACATGGTTACCTTCGACACGTTGTCCGCGGATCACGGCCTTCTGGCCACAAAAGAAATGATCTGGTCTGACGCAATGGATAAACTGCCAGAGACAGACCGGGCATATATCACCTCTCTTTTACGACGGGGCGAGAAGTTTAACGGCATACCCCGCAT